CCTTGGTTGACGGCTTGCAAGTAAGATTCAGCATCCTTGAATGGAGCTGTGCCTTCTATTGTGGTATTAGGGCGGCGTTGTTTTATAAATGCGGCTAAAACACTTGCGTGATTTGGTTGCTGATTACTGTGATAAAGAAGTTGTTTTCCATCTAAAGCTCCAGAGTCTATCTGGTCTAGAATCCACTTTCTTCTTCCTTGCTTGAGGTCAGTGAAGTCTGTGCCTTCTAGCCAAGCTTTATAGTTACTTACTGTTTCTTGTAAGTCTTTGGTTTTTACGGTGTCCCTTGTTTGTGTTTTAAGGTGACTAAAGGGGTTACCATAATGTTCCTCTCCTTCTTTTCTAAGAACGCTTACGCCTTCGCCAGCTTTTTCTGCTTGTCTAACTCCAGCTACACTGCCCTTAACAGTCACAATATCAACTCTATTTTCTTTAGCTTTCTTATCATCAAACTTAACTTTTGGAGCTGAGTCGTCAAAAGGAACATATGGAGCGTAACCCGCTTCGATAGCATTTAGTTCTGCTTGGATGCGGTTCTTTACTCCTGCGGTAAGAGCTTTGTTGTTGTAGGTCATCGCCCTTTTCAATACAGGCGTAGGTATCTCGGATAAGTCCTTACCAAAGAAGTTACCTTTAACAGGGTACTTAAATGGGCCCATAGTCCTGCCACGCTCTGGTGTCTGAGTTTTGTCAACTTTCATTTCGCCGACTTCTCGTCCGATACGTGGTCTATCTCCAGTATGATAAATAGTGTAATCAGCACCTAGCTCATCTAGCCAATCTATAAATTGACTATCTACGCCAGACATATCGCCAACAACAAACTCCGCTCCATTGTCGTGTGCGTTCTTAATAGCTACTTTGGTTTCGCCGCGTAATTCTTTTCCACGAAGTGTTCCATTTCGTGCTAGCATAATTATCGACGAGTCTTCTGTGGGCGCACCAAGACGGTCTAAAGATGTTTGACTTGAAGATGGCTTAGTTCTTCCTTCTTGAATCTCTACAATAGCAGAGTCGGCAACGTCACGCATTGCTTGGTCTTTACCATCTCCTTCACGAGTTCCTTTTCCTCTGGGGTCAAATCCTCCTTCAAACTTCCGTAGCTTTGCTCCTAAAGTGGGAAGCTCTCGTTGACCCATTGTTCGATTGTTGAGGTCATCAATAGACTTAAGGTAGTCAAACCCACCATCAAACATAGCATCTTGGTCACGAACTAATTCGTCTGTGTACTTAAATACATCGTCTAACAAACTTGCTTGGCTATCGTTTATTCCAAGCATCTTCTTGATGACGTCCATGAACTGGTCAAACATCGTTTTGGAAGCCTGATTAGTGCTTGGTATTTCCATTAAGACTCGGCGAAACTCTGGGTTCGTAAAGGCTTCAGAAATGAACTCATCTAAGTTTGTTAGGCCGTAAGTTTGTCCTTCAATTTGTTCTGCTCGCCTAATGTCTAACTCAGTTCTTCCCTTAAATACTGCATCTTCTACATCAAGAGCTTTGACAACTTGCAAAAAGACATCTGCAAAACCTCCGATTGTTTTAAAGGTTTCTTTATTTTGTGCAAATATTTCTAACTGACTTTTGTCTGCAAAAGCCATGCGTGACATTATTACTCCGTCATCGCCTTCTACCTTTAAGTCTAATTGTCTACCTATTGATAGAAAATCTTCTTTAATTTTTTGTCCAGTTGCGGCGTGTAGAAGTTCATGCACCAAGGTACGCGCTCCTCCTATATTAAAATCAATGGCGTGCCTAGAGGGGCTATACTCGGTTCTATCGTTAATCCCTGATTTAGGCCCGAACGTAAATTTAGCTGTTTTTAATGATTCACTTCCATTTTCTATAAGAGCTTCTAGAACAGGCTTTAACTCACCGCTATATGTACTGTTAAATTGCTTAGCTACTTCAAGCGCACTAACCTCAGTACCGTCGTCTACAATGCCTTTGCCAAACGCTTTTATAAATGCTTGGTCAACAATATCTCGGAAGTCTTGGCTCGTTTCAAAGTCTTCGCGGGTTAACTCGTAGTCACGAAAGCTGTCATAATTAAGGTCTTTTAGGATTTTCTCGTCAGCTTCTCCAGCACGTTTACGCTTGATGGCTTTGACAACCGTAAACAAACCGTCTGCTAAGCCGCCAATCCCAAGACCTTCTATGGTATTCTTGAAACGTCCTTCTATCTCTCCGTCGTCTTCGTCAGCGGCTAGGTATTCTGTTACTGGATTAGCTAGCGAAGGGAACGCCTCTATAAGATTACTGAGACGTTGCTCTTGTGCTTGGAACACGGTGAAGTCAGCTACCGCTCCTGCGGCGGCATACCCCTTGAGGTTCAGTGCTTTCTTACCTGCTTTGCCTACCTTGGTAAGTGCGCCTATTCTACCTGCAACACCTGCCACTGGGATGAATCCAGTAAGGAACTGTGTGACGCCCTCGCCTAATCCACCTACAAACGTCTGAGAACGCCCTAGAAAGCGTTCGTTGTAGTCTGGCAGGAGGTCATCCCCTGTAGCGAAGTCAGCAAGGTCATAGATACCTTGGATAGCTCCTTCAACACCTCTGAAAGGTGAAGCGAGTACATCTAAAAAGAAGTTAGGTTCTTCTTGAGGATTAGGGGTAGGCCCCGTGCTACGGGTAGCCGCTTTTGCGAGTTCGTCTATTGCCATAATTATTCAGTTATAAATCTGCTGTTTGTAAGGAACGAATATTGAGCGTCCATTAAGTTAGAAAGGGATATGTTGTTTTTAGAAGCGAGACGCTCTAAGTCTTTGTTTTCATATTTTGATGGGTTTTCTTTATATGCTTTAACTTCTTTTATAATGCCCCTTATGTCCCCGTTGATAACAATAGGAAAGGAACGGAAGTCGATATTCTTACCGTATAGTCTCTCTAAAGGGATGCGCCCAAATCGTCTGCCAAATTCACCATTAAGAAGCTCTTCTAGGCTTATACCATAAAGAGATATTTTGTCTCTTAATACCTTATTTTTCTCGGCTTGTTCTAGTGGTGTTAAATTTCTAAACCAAGGCGAACGATTGTATTCTTTTATAGCTCTATCTTTTGCGCCTCCTCCATAAGGACTTTCTAAGAAGCTTTTAAAAACACTGTTGAAAGCTTTTGCTTGTCTGTCATCATCAGTAAAAATGCCTTCATCTCTTGCTGTTTTATAGACTTCTGTAGGGTCTTTTGGAAGTAATTGCATGTCATCCTCTGGACTAGAATTAAATACAATCATATTATCCCTTCTAGTAAATAGATTATATTCTCGTTCTGCATCTTTGGCGGTCGCTATTTCATCCTCTATAATTTGGGCGGCTTCGCTAGGTAGATAGTTTTCTCTAATGTAAGCTTCTCTTTCATCAGTTATGTAGCGTTTTTCGGTCGTTACCTCGGCAGGACTTATCTGTTCTAGTCTAGTCGAAACCCACTCTTGCATTTTTGCAGTGACTTCAGTGGGGTATAACTTACTGTACTCAGTTATTCTTTCGCCTACTGAAAGGCTTGTGTCGCCTAATAGAGCATCAGCAAGTTGAAGCTCTAACTGTTCTACTTGACTGTTAAAGTCAGACAAGAAAGCCGTTCCTTCTGGAGTGTAACTTACATCCATTCCACCTGTAACGGGATTAGGCTTCACACTAACTAGCCTTGCCGCCGCCCTTTGGTTTATTGATGCTAGGGCTCCCTGCGTTGTAAGCTGATTTACTGCCGCTCGTTTTCCTCCCGTGTTATTATTAATAAAGTTGAGCTTAGCGTTGTGTACAAAGAGGTCTTTGTTGTTTCTGGCTCCCGCTATAAACTTTCTAATTTCATTAAGCTCGGTCGTATCAGTATATGTAACACCGTTAAGCTCTAAAGAGCCTTTTACAATGGCATCTTCTATTTCTTCAAACCGAGCTAGGGCAGTTGTTTCGTCTCCGTCTGCTTCCTTTATTAAACCAAAAGCTTCTAGTTCTATAAATGCTGAGGCTTCTCTAGCACGCAGTATCTTAGCGTTGTACCCTGAGACTCCTGCTTTTTCTATGTCGTCTTCTAGCTGTTCAATTCGAAGGCGGTTGGCTGACGTGTTAAATAGTTCAATGCCATCCTTACCAAACTTGCGTCTTCCTTGGCTTCCAAGACCAGCAACCGTGGTATCATCCAACTCATCTAGCAATGCTTGAGCTAGCTCTTCCTTGCCTTCTTGTTTTGCCAACGCCTCAATATTATCAAGGTAAGCCTTAGTAACGATTGCGGCGGCATCTTTTTTATTACCCACTGCGCTTGCTACCGCTAAAATCTGCTGGTCAATAATGTCCTTAACGTTAGCCACGTCATCTATTTCACTGAAAGCTTTAAAGGCTACATCTGCTTGTACTTTGCGTGTAATCTCAGGAAGCTTTGCTAGGTAGGTTGCTTGTTGTTTAGCAACGAAGTCAGCCTTGGTAGCACTCTTTAGCGCATTGTTAGCTTGGGCACTAAATACGTTTCCTCCGAGTAGCTCATCAGCTTCATCGTAGGCTTCGTTGACCGCCGCGATTGCCGCCGCTTCAAACTCCGCAGGGTCTTTATATGCGTAGGGGTCTCTGTGAAGCTCTGCGGCGATAGCTTGTAGCTTCATAGGCATCTCTTCTGCGTAGTATTTCTTAGCTAACGCTTGGTTGTATGCCTTGGTGTAACCAAAGATACTACGGCTCTCTTTGTCTAAGCCCTGTTCAAGGAACTTATCAAAGTCTTCCTCGGACATAGAGGCTACGTCTGTTTCGGCTTTGTCTTGGGCAATGTTTACTGCTTGACCGTATAAGCCCACGCCTTGTCTTAGCGCGTCAGCTAATTGTAATGCAGAGTTTGTCTTAGGGGTGTCCTGTACCGCTACACGGTAGTTACCTCCGCTACGTATTGTAGGCTGTAGGGCTACAGGGTTAAGGTTTAGCTCTACCTGCTTGCGCTCATCTGAGGAGCCTAATAATGATTTTAAAGTTTGTTTAGCCATGTTTTATCCGAATTTAGTATTTAGCGTTTCATTAAGCCCTGACTGCTCGCCCATTGAATACATGCTCATACCTGTCTGGGCTCCACTAAGAACCGCTCCAAGGTAGTTAGGTTGCTGTATAGGCTTGTTAATGCTCAACAGGTTCATACGAGAACGGTTAGCACTGTCTTCGAAACCAAGCGTACGATTCATATTAGCGAACTGCATCTGTTGTTGAACAGAGAAGCTAAACTCTGCTTCTTTACGTGTAAGGTCGTTAATCAGAGCATCTACGCTTAGTCCTGCGACTCCTGCCTCACCAGCACTCACACGAGCAGTTGCACGGGCCTCACGGGCGGCTCTGGTGGACTGTTGAATACGCTGTGCCGCCGCTACCTTCTCTTGTCTTTCTTTGAGACGGGAAGCTGATACCTCAGTTAGATAACGCTGTTGTTCCGCTATCGTAGCGTTACGCTGGGCTTGGGCTTGGGCTTTAGCCCGCTGACGCTGACCTTGTATGGTAAGTCCTGCTTGGGCTGTACCAAGGGCGACGGCGGCGATTACTGCTGGAGGAGCGCACATATTATTTAGAAGTAATTACAAATTCAAAGAAGGGGTGATTGTTAAAGTCGAGTTTACGGGTGAAGTTAGCACCACAGAATTTAAGCCATTTGATAGCCAATTTATTTTCCTCGTGTACGTAGTTGAAAGTTGCGCCATAAGGCTTGGTGAGTATTTGTGTCCACTTACGGGACGATTTAATAAAGTCGTATTTGTGGTCGTTCACAATATCTGTGCCTAACCACCAGATGTACGCTAGGTTGCCTACCTGTCCAACGCCAAACATCCCTGCGGGGACGCCATCTGGGTCGAGGGCAGTAAGGGTAACGTCATCGTTAGCAAAGCCATTCTCTAGGGCTTCCTTGGGAGTATGTCCCATACAGGCTACCTCTATCTGGTCAGCTTTACGCATAAACGGATATATCTGTTCTATGTGTTCCTTGGTAGCTTCTACAACAGAACATCTACCAGCCTGTACCTTAAGTCTAGCCATACCTATTTGAGCGAGAGTGTAGGAAGGATTCAAACTCAGCACTCTGGAAGTTACTGGGTAAAGCACTCTCGTTCTCAATCGTGATAGTCGTGTCTTGAGCTTTGGTGAACACAGGGAAACGATAGAACCCGCTGTTTAGGTTTAGGGAGCCCAGTGTGGATGAACCCACTATATCAGGCGTAAAGACATTCTCGGTTGTGTCACGGTGCTTAGGAGTCACCTTGACCTTAAAGAAAGCTGTCTTGTCAAAGTATATTGAGCCATTACGAACCATTAGATTGGCGGCATTAGAAGGACTGCTTCCTTGTCCCGCTCTAGCTTTGAAGAGTTGCTCAGAGAAGGTGTACTTCATGGTGTAGGGGATGCCTACGAATACGTCTGTATCTGCTGTTACAGCCTGTGTAAGAGTGACAGTAGCACCTGAGTTAGTAGCATTAAGCTTTAGTCCGTCTGTTGTGTAAACTTCTACAGAGTTGTCTGCGGGTGTATAAGGAAGGGTGATTGTATTGCTACCATTTGTAACTGTAGATGCCACTCGCATATCAAGGTGAGTAACAAAGCCAGCGGCATCCGTAAGCCCAGACTCTAGGGGCATCTCAACGAGATTAGTTTCTCCGTTGTTGGTTGCGATTGCGTAGAGGGTGGACTCAATAAACTCAACGCCTCGTATCTCACCAGTGAAGGTAAACTTAGACCACGCACTCAATACTTTCTGGTTGTTGTTCCAGAAGTAGTTGTAGATGTATAGCGAGCCTTTTTCATCATTACTTAGTAACACAATCATGTCCTCTGAGGTAGTTCCTGCCATGTCGATAATGTCCTTAGGAATGTATGCAGGAACGTGTTCAGTGACTTCTATAGAGTTGTAGACATCCGTATTGGCATTTATAGTGAACTCCCTCATACCTGTAAACTCACCACGAGTGAAAGGGAAGTAGAGATAAGAGCCTAGTGGCAATGGGTCTACTTGGTCTTCAAAGCTGAAGTTAGTAATAGGGGTAATACTGACTGTCTTAGGGGTCAACACATCTCCACCCTTGAGAACAAACTGTCCGTTCTCTGAAAATAATATAAGGTTTTCTTGGAAGCCTTTAGCTGATTTTAAGTTAGTCACTCGGCTACTTGCTACGGAGACGTCGATGGGAGCCGAGTCAAGAAGTGTCGTTATAGATGTTCTGCCAAAATTAAATACGATTTTTCCATCATCATTAAGGACTCCAAACCCTGCTTCAGAAATAATGACATTTTCTTTACTGAGAAAACCTAAGCGGTTCTTAAAAAAGAACATAGCTTCTATTTCTGAGCCTACAAAAGAAGGCAAAGGATTAGACAAGTCGTCACCAGCTAGTCGGTCTTCAAAGTTTGTTTCCTCAAGCACGAAGCTATTCACTGCGTTATTGATAAGTGAGTGAGGCATCGTTGACGGCTCATACCCTTTAATGATATCAAAACCAACAGTTTCTACATAAGAACCTTCACCAAAGGCTTGTCCTTGATTAGTTTGAAACTCTACATAATAATCGTCTTCTGATAATTCTACGTCTCCCTTTACCTTAATTCTAAATCCGTTCTTATTTTTTACAGGTAAAGACGTTATTGAATCTATTTCCTTGTATATGGCTTTCATGCCTGAGTTAGCAAGGTCGTCAGACGTAGATAGAGTAAAATCTGCATCAGTTTGCGTAGTTAGTGAGAGATAAATACTAGAGTCATTTGCTTTTCGATTTATGCCAAAGTAGGTTAAAAACCCATCATTATTCATGTTACTTTGTAAAGCACTAGCAATAGTGCTTGTGTTAGCGGCGGCACTATTATTGTTAGCACTACTCCCACTTGTTGCGCTTGTGTTTAAAGTTACTGCGGTGCTTATGTAACCACCAGATACGGTATGATTAAAACCTGTAGGTGCAGTTTGCCCGTAGTATTTATTAGAACCTGTAGACGCACCGCCGCTTGAAACATTATAGTCGCCACTTCCTTCGAAGCTCCCTCCATTTCTTATAATCAGATTAGTCAGTGCGCCATCTGTTATAACAGCAGAGATAATTGGCTGAGTATAGATGGCAAGATTGCTAGTAAACGTAAAGTTTAGCTGTCCATCTAAATTAGCACCCGCTTGAGTGATGCTGAATCCTGATACTGCGTGTCTGTAGTAATACGTGTAAGTCTTTCCGACTCCGCGGACGCCGTGGCTTCTAATCCTACTTTCGTATAGGTAAGGCGCAAGAGTAAAAGTTACACTAGGCATTACTAAGTTAGCAGGCTGTTGTCCCGCCCCTTCTGGAATAACTTCTGCTTCAACTCTGTATGTTTTTTCATAGCCTCCTTGCAGTATAGTTACTAATCCCTCCTTAGTAAGTGCGGCTGTCTTTTCAGTTTTAGGAGCAACAGCTTGAGTTTTATTCAGCAATAATGTGGTGTCACCAATACTTAGTGCATTTAAGCTACTTTTTGGTTCTGCTGTGTGTAGATATTTAAACTGTGTATCACTTATCGTATATCCACCAGTAATTGAATTAATTGATGCTTCCGTTCCATCTATTACATTGAAAGCTCGCATCTTACAGCCTGTGTGAACATTGCTAGAGTCATACTCTTTATAGACAATAACAACGTATTTTTCTGAATCACTTCGATTGATAAAATGAACAAAACTTTCTTTGCCTATTTCCGTCTGAATTAACCGCGCAATGTGTCTCGTGTTAGGACGTTTCTTCAGTCCATCTGCAACAGAGCTAAGAGCGTTTTCCTGCTCCTCACATTGACCAGCAAAGCGTGTTGCGTCTGATTGTTGAGAGACACCTTGTATAAGGTTAGGAACCGCTGTGTTAATTAGAGGCATTAGGAGAGGTCGTAGTTACGGTTGATACCAATTCTGGAAGCCACGTTGTAGCTGTCAAATATAGTCCTGTCAGAGTTGTTGCCTTCCGTATCCATAAGGTCAGCCCGTGCGTTGTATTCATCACGAGCAATAAGAGCTTCTAGCTCACGAGAGCCTACTATACGTCCTTGGAATACCCGTGAGGCACGTAGGGTTATATAGCGTCTTGCGGCCTCTGGCAGGCTTGTAAAGTCCAGTAGGCGTGTAAGGTTAACCTCTAGGTCTTTGGAGAACACTGAGGTGTTATTAGAGCGGTCAAACAAACTAAGACCACGTTGGGCGATGTCGATAGAGGTATCTGTGGTGTCTACCTCTAAGATGTCGTCTGATAAAGTTATTGTGCCATCCCCAGCAGGGCTCAGGGTGACTTTGAGTTCTGTGTTAAAGTGCCACCCTTCAGCTTGAACGGAACGACTTACCTCGTCCAGCACGGAGATAGCAGTAGCGGCAGAGATAGGAAGCGCGTTGGTGTCACTAATGCTGTTCACAGGGCTTTCGCCGATGTGTCCTAGCATTGAGTTAACAGCTTCTAGCTTTGATGTAAGAGTGGGCATATTATATAAATTTAAAAGTTAAAAAAGAGCCCCCAAAGGAATTAACCAAAGGGGGCTCAGAATTAATTTAGCGTACTTCTACAGCACACTCTGGACGTAAGACGCCGTGTCCCATTGCATATTTAGCAACGAACAGCGTGCCTTGACGTTCGATTTGATACTCGGACTCTGTAGCGAGGTCGAGTAGCTTGACTGTACCGATAGCTTCGTTAGTACCACCAAGAATCTTGACGGCAGATAAGTCAGCGTTGTAGCCAGTGCCAGTATTAAACGGGTCGTTATTGACCGATGCGCTACCGTCTCCAGTTGAATCGCTAGAGCTATCAACAGAGATATCAACTAGGTGATTGCTCTTGTAGAGGCTGATGCCAGCAACTTGAGCGATTGTACCAGTTGCGATGTTACCAACACCACCAGCATCACGGTTAGACGCAAGCGACACTGCGTTGTTGTCTGCTGTGATAAGGGTGTAGTACATCGACGGAGTAAGGATAGCGAAGCGACCTTCGTCGGCTACGTCCTTTGTGTCGAGGTTCTCAGCCATCAAGTAGAGGGCGTCGATGATTTCAGCCGCGGTTGGTGTAGAGCTGAATACAGAGCTACTTGAACCGATGACTGTACCACCGTTACCACCATTGATGGTTGCTGAATCACGAGCGGCGGCGGCAAGAGTCTTCATCGTAGCGATGTCGAAACGTTTTGCGAGTGCCTTACCAAGCTCCTTAGCGTAGATGCTACGGATATCGTAGTGATTTTTGAGTTCATCAATGTTTGCGATGAACGTTGAGGAGATGAGAACATCATCAATAGAGATGGTCTTCTCAGCGTGTTTGATTGCAGACAGATAAGAGTTACCTGCGTCAGCGATATTCTCACCAACGGTGTGATACTTAGCTGTTGCGATGCCTGTTGCTGGAAACTGTGCAGTTTTGCCGCTCTGAATAGTGCGTACCCGATGCAAGTCCTTCATTATGTTTGTTTCTTCAAACGTAGTGAGGATTTCACCAGAGAACACCTTCAGAAACAACTGGTCTACAGCACCAGAGGCATTTACTTGTCCCAAGCGGGACGGGCTTGTATTTCCATTAGCCATAGTATTGTTCCTTTATTTTGGATTTATATTTAGGGTTTAGGTGTCCGTGGGCAGGGTTTGCTTGTCTAAGGTTATCCTCCTCGGAGGGCCTTACGCTACTTCTAGCTTGGGGACGAAAGTTATTTCTTCTTTTTTACACGAAGCGACACTCGTGCCGCCTTGGTGTTACTTACAAATTGTTTGCCTTTAGAGCCTGCTCTTTTCTTTTTCTTAGCAGTTGTTGCTCGTTGAGATTGGGATAGGCTTTTAGCTTTAGCCATCGGAAGGCAACGGTCTGGATTCTTTTTGTTTTTAGATGTTCCGCAAGGGCCTTTAATCTTTCCATCTGTTCCGATGCGTACCCAGTTTTGCGCTCTCCATTTTGCAAGTTCACCCATTACTTCTTTTTCTTTACTGAGAGTTTCTTACGCTTGCCTTTGCCATAGTTGGGGTCTTTGCAGTATTTGCTTGCCGCCATGTTTGCATAAGCAGAGGGGTATTTATCGAAGGTACGCTTTGCCCAAGCGATACCTTTAGGACATATCTTAGCCACAATTATGCTTTCTTCCTTTTCATTGCTTTAAAGTCTGCGCCAGTGATTTTATTCTTTGGTGCGGCTTTGCTTGCAATAGCTAATTGTTTGCGAGACATCTTTTTCTTTTTTCCGTGTCCGTAGTGACTTGGCATATTAATTTCCTCCTTTCCTTCCGTGTTTACCTAATCTATCTTTATGTTCTTTGTGAAAAGCACCGATTGTTTTTACACCTGATTCCGACGGAGCTCTGCCTATGCGCAACCCTTTCCTAATTGCGTTCACTTCTTTTTCTGACCGATTAAATCGACGGCTAGTGTAACCTCCCTTGGCTTTCCGCTTTCTGCGTTCTTCCATAATTTCTTTCATAGCCTTATCAAGAGCTTTGCTCCTCTTAACTACGCTTTTAGAAATCTGTTTTCCTAGAACTAAATCTCTTAGTGTAGGGTTATCACTCATATTGTTTATTATTTTCTTATTTTTAGTTGTTTACGTTTAATTGATGGACAGTGAGACCCATCACAAAAAGGCATATTTTTAGATTTACCGCAGGTACATGGTTTCTTTTCCATCAGCACTTCCACTTTCTAAGGGCTAGAGCTTTACGGGTAGGTCTACCTTTGGAGTCCTTCATTGGCCCCTTTACGCCGCTCATACGCGCACAGAAGGAACGTTTTCTTGCGCCTCCTTGGGGCTGTGGGGCTTTGAGATTGGAACCCGTCTTACGATTGTAGTATTCTCTCCCTTTCTTGGAGAGCCCTCCAGTCTTTGACTTGTGTTCCTTTCGGAGGCTGACGCCTTTTCTCTTTGCCATTTATATAATTATTTATGATTGGTAATGCACGTTGTGTGTATTTGATTAAATTGTTTTGCTTCCTGTCGTCTTTAGGATTGTGAACTCTTTTCCACGCTCCTCCTCCACCATTCCAGATGAACAGTAAGTGAAATATGCTTACTTCTTCGCCGCGTTCTCTAATATGCTTCGAATAGTGTTCCAGCACTGTGTAAGCGATGACAAAACTAAACCGAGGGTCGAACGCCACGCTGTGAGGAACCCTACTGCCCGTGATACGATTGTAGTCTTCCACCATGATTTTATGAATTTGAAACAACCCGTAAGCACGTCCTTTGTCTCCAACAATAGTTGGTGGGCTGTCGTGCGGAACTTCCCATAGAGGGATGAGAGAAACGAATTCATGTAAAGATATCTCCTTTTGAGTGTTAGCGTTTAACCATAGAGGAGCCAAAGTAAAAGCTAAGCAAAGCAAGCATACCTTGACGAACCTCTGGTAGAAGGACGAAGCCATCCACATTGATGTATCCATTTTGTTTGCCAAATATGAGAGAGAAAATACTGCCCCCTGACTCTTTTTCGAGAGCTACGGGGACGTTGATTAACGATAATATAAAAGGCGCGACAATCACAGCAAACAAAATGCTTACTGCAATCAACCGCCTGACCCATACTCCTCCACGCCCTGCGGCGGCTTCAGCAGACTTATCTGCCATCTCCTGTTTCTGAAGCATAGCATCAAGGGCTCTGCCTTGGGCTTCCGCTTGGGAGGCTACGAGGCGCATTACGAAACCTGTAATGCCACCCCCTAGCATGGATAATAATTCTATAGACATAGTTAAAGGACGTTAGATACCGCTAAGCGTTTCTCTACGTTGGCGCGGAACGCTGGGTCATTAGCATAACGTGGGTCGCGCATAGCTTCAGTTACCTGAGCGGCAGAATTAAATGGCGCAACAGAAGAGCCGCTAGTACTACCTTGAGATAACTCAGGGGGATTACCGCCAGCAGAGATAAACTGAGCATAGAGTCCTTTGACAGCCATCTTAGCTTGCTCTACTGAGCCGCTTTCTACGATGCTGTTGAAACCGTCCAAATCACCATCAGATAGATTTTCAGAAGCCCATTCAGCCATAGCGTTGTAGTTAGCGTTGCCCCCTACTTCGTTCTGTATATCCAAAGCCTCTGATGTGATAAGACTTTCCTGCCCTGCTATGTAAGCTTCTACAAAATGACGGGGTAGCCCCGCTCTTTCAAGTTCGACAAAAGTCTTGTCAGTAAGCTCGCCTGTTTCAGCAAACTCTTCAGTCGCTTTTTGTACGGAGGAGTTGATACTGAGAACTGCTTCTTCTTCAGCAGATTCTTCCTTTTTAGCTTTTGACGCCTTAGATGATTGCTTCTTCTGAAGCTCGGCGTATGCTTTAGCCAAGTCTTCTGGAGTTTCAAACTTTTCGTCTAGCCACTCTGGGCGTTCCTCTTGGACTTCCTCTTGGGGCTCCTCAGTGTTTGACTGAAGTGATTGATTACGTTGCTCAGCCGCTTCGTCTTGCATTGCGGCTTGCTTTTCGAGGGAGATGTTTTCTTCCTCGGTATGTTCTTGTACTGTTACTGATTGGTAGTTAGCCATTATACCTCGCTTGTTGGTTCTTGTTGGGCAAGGACTTGGTCAGATACCGCTTTAATACCAGCGGGGCCTAACTTCTCAGCCATCTGCATTTGTTGCATTTGCTGAGCCTCCATTGCCATTTCTTCGTCGGACTTAACCAGCCCATCGGTTTTAATACCGAGGGAGATTGCCCTCCGTTTAAAGTATTCTGAAACTTTGACGAACTGCGCTATAGCTTGAGGGCCTACCACTTGGGCGGCTCCAGCTAGGAACAGGTCTAGCTTCTGTAAATCATTGCCACGTCCTAAAGCTTCAACACCTGTAATGATGATGGGCTTCACAACGTCTTTAGGAATCTTAGGTAACTTATTCTTTTTGTTCATTACCTCCATCAGACGGTTGACCAATGGAAGTTGCATTTCACTGCTTAGAAGAGAGTATAGACCACCAAGGGCTGACTCTAACTCCATGCCTAACATCCGTATCTCTTCAGCGGTAACACGCTCAGCTTGGCGTACAGTACCACTGGTAAGAAGGAAGGCGTGACCTAGGCGGTCTTTGATTACGTTGATTGTCTCCTGTGCTACACGGAAGTCGTTAAACTTGTTTACCTGTAGGGTGGTGACATCCTGTGCGTTGCCCTGTGTGATTGCACCGTTAGGGCTATCAGCTAGTGTCTTAGCTCTGGTTGTGCCATTAGGGTTAACTAGGAATAGAACCTTTGAGGCGGCGGCAGAGCCTTCTACAATAGCCTGTGTGAGAGCTTCAAGGGACTGTAAGTCACCAAGATACTCCTCAACATAACCACGTCCGTAATCCTCCCCGTCAATACGTGTGAAACGCAGAGGAATAAAAGGGTTCTTTTCTAGACCGTAGAAGCCTTCAGACTTTGGAATAATGTTGCCATTGATTTCCTGCCATACTTTCCAGCCTTTTTCTTGGCGACAGACCGCAGTGTAAAGATTGATTTCGTCCTTACTGCCTTCGTGATGACCGCAAACTTCCTTCATCTCTGGCGTCAAAGACATATAGGAAAGGCTTTCTTTTGTGGCTATAGATAAGACGTTACCCATTGGGTCACGCTCAACGCAGAAACGGTCAAGGTGGAACACACGGATACCGCCATCATCAGGGACGTATAACAACGCATTGCCTGTGATAATAAGTTGCTTAAGAGCTTCATGTAGTGCGGTGCGGTATGTACCTCTACTGACTTCCTCCATGAAGGACTCTTCGACCTGTTGTAAAGATGTTTCAATCTCTGTCACTAGCTCTGGCGGTGCACCTTCTTGTGCTAGTCCATATTCGTCCACGGCGAGACGAAAAAAGGGGGCATTGGGTGGTAGAAGTGCCAACAGTAATTTTGAAGCGAGGTTGTTTACTCCGCGAGCCCCAATGCCCTGAAATGGTGTATCTAAGCGGCTATGCGCCCCAAAGCCATCATCTGGCATTACGTATGGAAGAGTTAGTTTTGCTGAGGAGCGAGCGCGGTCTAAGTATTGATACCGCTTCCCTTCAAGGGAGTTGTATAAACCTTCTGCTGATTTGTGCATAAATAATTAAGAGTCTTCAGGAATAGGTTTGGGTGTAAAAGATGAAACTACAGTTGAAGCTTCAGACTCATCTAAATCGTAGTAGTCGACGTCCAACGCCCAAAGACCGTCAACAGTCTCTTGAGGTGCTGTCACATATCTTGTGCCTTTACCTTGAGTGTGATAAGAAAGACCGATTGAAATGCCTTCTTGTTCAGAGCGACTCCAAGCGGCTTCTTCGGATGAAAATATCAGATACATATTATGAAAGGGCTATGCCGTATTGATTAGAAAGATTAGCTTCGATAGCTGGTCGGTTAGATAATTGGTCAGAGGCATAGAAGATGACCTCAAAGAACTCTGAATCCGAAAAATTATCACTAGGACTTCTTGAACCTAAAATTGTATTGTGAGTATAACCATAAGATTGGTCTGTAACACTTGATGTTAACGTTGAGCCAAGTTGTGCGCCTAAATTAAATGTTTGAAGTTCAAGGCTACCATCATTTAATTTTATCATATAAGTAAGAATAGAATCAGTGTCATTTGATAGTGATGATGACTCAAGCGCAGTAACTGTATCAGATGCGTCTTGAATCCTAACAGTAATTTTATTACCAGTTCCACTTCCAAATCTATACTTACTTGTGCCTGCGTCACTGCCACCGCCTGCACTTCCAAAAATGCCTAACCTAGTTCCAGTAGAAATATCAACATGTAACGCTTGAAAACAAGTTAATGCAAAATCTGTTCCCGTTGGAGAAAAGGTGCTAGGCCCCATCAAAACATTTGAGTTAGCTTGTATGAACTTTATGATTGGCTCATTGTTTCTTGTGTTGAGAGTTCCGCTCGTTACAATTGTAGGTTGCTTAGATGCAGTAGCTTGAGTCAAATCATTGCCATTGCCTGACTGGTCATACCAAGTCTCTACAAATCCATCTTGGTCTTGTCCCGTAAACAAAGCGGGGCTACCATTAACAGCACTAGCATTATTACTTCCTACTAAATCTTGCCAATCAGAAAGGGTGTTTCCGTATCCGTTGTAGCTATGGTTAATTGTTCCGTCGTTATTTGTATCAATTCTAATATTGTAAATAACTCCCCTTGCATTTTGCCCTCTAGCTTTTCCGAATGAATTAACAACAAAATCACCGCTTGCTGTAACTTCATTAGAAATTAACGTATCACTTTCATCGTAGATTCCTACTTTTCCAGAAACACGCTTAAATTTTATGGTGTTTGCTTCTCCGAATTTAAGGTTTGACGTTAAATTCAGTGTTACACCAGAGCTACCTACTTGAGTTTTAAATCTTGTTATTTCACCAGTGCCTTCAGCACCTATATAATAAGTAGTCAATCTACCTAAAATTCGTTGAAATACTGCTTGTTCGGTAACAACAAAGGAATACTGAATTGAAAAATCCCCTGACAATGTTATATCACTTGTAAGACGAACCGCATCATCTGAACCATCAAAGAAGGCCCTACTGTTCAAAAGAGACTTGGTGTTACCTAAAACAAAATCTACAAGAGTTCCGTTAGATATCTCCTTGGCTAAGAAGTCACGTTCTTGGTTATCGCTGTCTCGACGCACACCCACGACCTTGTTGTTACCGTTTCTGTCGTTGAGGTCACGTAGGCTGTAAGCCGCCGCCGC